ACAAGAACAGCAGCGTTGTTATACGATTTACAAACTCTGAAAACAATCTCAGCATAGTCAATTGGTGACACTAGATTATTACGGTAAGTGCAGATCTGTTTGTAAGGCATAGAATGAACATCAATTATACTGAATGCTGAGTAGTCCAGACCTTTGCCTCTTGACACGTCAACGATACAGACATACGGGTGATCTTTTACAGGCTGTTCGAATAACTGCAATCCATCGTTTTTATGGATTGGTATTTTGTATACGAGCTCTTTTAGTTTCCAACCAGCGATAAGAGTACCAGAGCTACCTTGGAATTCTACACAGTATTCTTGATCGAACTTTTCTGTATCAAAATTCAATCCCGAAAGGGCGTCTTTTCTCCAGGCTTCATCTCTTCCTGGAACATCGTGCCACATTACTTTGATTGGCTTGTAGTTACTTTTACCTTCGGCTGCGTTCTGCCATATTTTGTAGAAGTGATTCAGACCGTTTGGAGTTGATACCAAAACGATCTTTGATTCTGTACCAGATGAAATAGTAGGATAAACGGATGTAAAAAATTCGTCCCAGTTCTCGATGAACGCAGCCTCGTCAATAAACAATAGGTTAATAGCGTAACCACGAATGTTATTAGAAGATGTAGCAGCTGCTATGACTCGGCTGTTATTTTCTAACTCGAACGATCCTTTGTTCCATTCCCTGACTCCCTGCTGCAACCACTTAGGGAGGTGCTGATACGCCAGCTGAATACGTCCGAGGATTTCGCGTGCCGTGTCGCCTTTATTTGCAAGTAGAGCGACGGTCTTGTCTGCATGGAAAATGATATACCAAAGAATGAATCCGCAAGTTGTAGTTGACTTGCCAGCCTGTCTAGCCGTCGCGATAACGGTGTATCTTTCATCCGCCATCGTTCTGAGCATTTGTTTTTGATATGGATAAGGAACGAAGTTAACTAGACCGCGATCGATGTTAATGATCTTCATGTAAGTTGTAACGAAGTACACAACATCGTTTTTACACTTCATGTATTCTTGAACTAAATCCGGAGACCAGTTTACAGAAACTCCGCTGCGTTTTAGATTTGGATTACCAAGATAACTTTTGAAGTTGTTAATCTCGTTCATTTTTTATATTTTCAATCATTTTTTGTAGTTCTGAGGTTGAACCTACGAACAGATTGTTCGTAACGTGTTTTTTCGCTTCTTCATCCTGAGGAACGTCTGCTTTATCAATTGTTCTGATTTGCTGCTGTATGTCAAGCAACTGTTTAGATGCATTTGTGACTGTATCCATAAGCTTCGCCAGGACTTCGAACGCTCTGGGATTTTGTGACTGATCTGCAATAGTTGCAAGTTTTGCAATAGCGTCAGTACCGTTTTCTATAACCTCGCGAACGTTCGCGCGCGCGAAAGTGAAGTCTTCTTTAGCAGAATCATTCTTTGCCGTGTTAACGATAGTAGAAATCGATTTACTATAGTCTGGCGGAACGATTGGTCCCAGATTCAATGCCCTATCGATTGGGTTTTCATCATCATTATTGTCCATAATCCCGTTCCGTGATGTTAGTTACATAGCCATAATCATCAGTTGCAACAATATTAGCAACTGGTATCGAAAGGCTAGAGTTAGAGGTTGGTTGACCGTTTGCAGTCAATCCTGGCTGCACCTGGATGTATGATACAACCGGATTCGATGTATTGGCGACAATATCATCTTTTACAACAAAGAATTCTGTGTTGGCGAATTTGATAACTTTTGATTTTTTGACCGGTCCATACAGATAACCCTTCAACGTAAAATCTAGATTCCAAACCATCGATCTACGTTCTTTGAAATCACCTTCGTATACGTCTTCAAGATTTACTCTATTCAGAACGACCGGTATGTCCATGGTTACATTCATCTCGGGAATAAGATGAACAGTTGTTGTCCAGTCTGGAGTGAAGTAAGGTAGAATCTGCTCTACGATTTTGTTACCATCTTCGGCATTCTTTACAAGGATGCTCAGCTGGAAGTTGATGTTGTAGGGAACCGGCATGTACTGATATTTGTTCTTCGACTTATCATCCGGGTCTACTACTGCAATACGATTAATCGTTTGGAGTTTTCTAGAACCATCATAGTCGAAGCCAGTCATTTCGAACGCCATCATCGGTAACGGATACGTCGCTGTTGGACGATCAATATTGGGATCCTGGACCACACGAGCCAGCATTTTGTCTTTCGGACCGTATGTAATCGGAACTCTTTCAATAAGAGTAACGTTACCATTTTTATCCGTTCTGCTGATGTAGATACCGTTGAACAAAGTCCCGAACAGGATGATGTATTTACGTATTGTTGAGAAGTAAAATGGAGTTGATGAGAACATCAGATTTTGCCCTCACTGAAAGGATCTTTTTCGGTAAAGTCGATGAAATCATCTGATCCTAGTGGGAAGTTATCAGTTCCATACTGAATCGTATCGTTTTCGGATGCCGGATTGATAGTTTCGGGTTTGTAAGATTCCACAACTAGATAGTTACTATCTTCATCAGTCAGATTGACACCTTCTTCATCCATAATAGTATAGTCAAGAATATTGACAGAGTAATTTTGTTGAATAGCATCGATTTCAGGAATACCAGTGTTGAACTGTTCGTTGCTGTATTCGAAGAGCTCGCAAGTCAGTTCCCAAGTCTGTAGAGCGCCGAACTGATAGAACATCTCGAACTTATTGACGAACTTGATCTGGAAACATTTACGATTCAGTGGGAAGTAAATCAGATCGCCTTCGTTCGGTCTTATCTGATCAGTTACAATAGCAACTTCCTGGTTGAACGTTCTCTGGGCGATGCTGAATACAACCTGATCGCGAATCTGCAAGCCGAACTTAGACATGAAGTTACCATCGCCAGTAAATCCATCAACCGATTTGATGTAGAGCTCTACCATGATAGCATGATTGTATTGTGATGATGCATCTTCGCCAAGAAGATTATCGTAGTTGGTGATAACGCGAGGAATGTAATACATGTCCTCGCCATAGATCTTGATAGACTCTATGATCAGATCCTCGTAAAGGTTCTGTTCGTTAGATGAAGAAAAATTATTGAAATAAAAGTTTGTTGCCACAGTATCAGCCAATCATATCCGTAACTGGAAGTGAATAACTGGTGATCATCTCACGTTCTAGTTCTCCACGCTCGCGTATGGCATCATCGTAGATTTTCTGACCATTGAACTGAATACCACCAGGAAGCTGCATACCAATGAACTTAGAAAGGTTTGCACCCCACTGCTGTTTGATCAAGCAAGTAGCGTAGCGAAGAAGCCAACGATCTTTCCATACATCAACGTAAACATCCGGATCAACAATCTGGTAAGCCTCTACAATGATGTAGTCGCCAGTATTTACAATCTGCCAGTCCATATCGATATGAAGACGATTTACGTTTCTATTATAACGGATAGGCTGCTGACCGACAAGCATCTGTTCTAGGAACTGAATATGCGTCAGAGCCATGTAGTAAGGAACCATGGATACTGACGTTAGAGTGTAAAGATCGTTCAATGCGATCTGATAACGGATGTTGAACAGGTTGTTAGTGTTCAATGCTTGACCGATCGGGAACAGATTGACAGCGCCAATGATGTTTTCTGGCATTGTGATGTATCTGTTGGTCTTGTCGGTATCCGTGATCTGATACTTGTAAAAGGTTCTTTCGGAACCATCGAAGTGATAGTCCCAATAATACTTTAGTGCTTCGTCAATACGATCATCAACCTGATCATCATCAACGTTAATTTCGATGACAGGTTTGCCCAGAGTTCTTAGGCAGTACTCTTTGAAAGTTGCTTTTGAATTGGGCGTTGCCATAATAATTTTCCCTCTTTAACAATTTATAAAAATTTATTCAGAGAACTAAATGTTGTTTTTGATAGTTCGTGTTCTTCGTTTTTCACATTCCAGGCATCGATAACCCATTGATAGTCAGTTATAGAAGAAATTTCTTCATTTCCTGTCATTTTACCATTTTCGTCTTTCCATTCAATTTCACCCCGAGTCTCATACCATTGAAGAGCGTGCAATCCCGATGGTAAAGCAGACACATCAACTTCATAATAAACACCATCAATGATTACTGTAGAATCATCTTTAATAATTGTGAGTCTCATTATCTATTCCCTTCTATGAATTTAGGAGCATTATTCATTGCTGCAGCCAATAACACTTGCTGACTGGTTTCGTTAGATCTAACCATTTCATTTCTAAATGATTCTACTGCAGCGCCAGTTTGACGTTGTTGTTGACTATTTTCAACAAGAAGCATCGGCAGCCAAGCAATCGCACATGCCCATTCATCAACTTCTTTACCACTATTTGGATCTATGCCTCTCATATGAGTGAACCAAGCACATTGCATTTCTTTGCAAGGTTCGAAATTGTTAAGAGGGCAATTAGTTTTCACTTCATATCTCATAATATTAATCCTTTGTTGCTAAGATTACGTCAACGTATTGAACAGCCAGATTTATAGAAGTACCAGAGAACGTGTGGCTGTGCGCGTCTCCAGCGAACGTGTGACCGTGGGTATTGCCTGTGAAAGACCCAGAAGCAGAGTGACCGTGGGTATCGCCAGTAAATCCGTGACCGTGACCAGATCCAGTGAATGTTCCAGTCGCAGTATGTCCATGAGTATCGCCAGTGAATGTATGGCTATGAGAAGTACCAGTGAACGTATGGCTGTGAGCAGTGCCAGTGAAAGTTGCAGAAGCAGAGTGACCATGAGTATCGCCAGTGAATCCATGACCGTGAGCGGTACCAGTGAATGTACCGGAAGCAGAGTGACCATGCGTATCGCCAGTGAACGTATGGCTGTGAGCAGTACCGGTGAATGTACCGGAAGCAGAGTGACCATGCGTATCACCGGTAAACGTATGGCTGTGAGCAGTACCGGTGAATGATCCGGATGCACTTGGGGCTGATGTAGTACCAGAGAATGAGTGATCGTGCGATCCACCACCACCTGTTGTACCAGTTTGTTGTGGAATTCCTGTAGCACTTTGAATAGCTAAATCTTGCGCCCCAATAGATCCTAATAAACCTTGAAAAGAATTTTCCACGTGTGAGTGGCTAGGTATTTGGGCGATTGATAGAGTAGTCGAACCTGTCGTACCACTGAACGAAGAACCACCAACCGATACAGATACTGTACCACCAGCGGTATTACTTGAAATAGAACCAGTGGATGTTGTATTAGCAACTGTTACTGATATAGTACCTGTTGCAGTATTACTTGAAATAGAACCAGTTGCAGTAGTATTTGCAACTGTTACCGATATAGTACCTGTTGCAGTATTACTTGAAATAGAACCAGTGGATGTTGTGTTAGCAACTGTTACCGATATAGTACCTGTTGCAGTATCAGATGATATCGTACCACCAGCAGTATTACTTGAAATCGAACCAGTAGATGTAGTATTGGCAACCGTTATAGATACTGTACCACCAGCCGTATTACTCGAAACAGAACCAGTAACAGTGGTATTTGCAACTGTTACAGATACAGAACCTCCAGCAACCGTATTTGCGATAGTACCAGTTGCAGTGTTACTTGAAATAGAACCGCTCACACTTTGCGAAATAAACGCAGAAGTGAATGCTACGCTACCACCGCTACCAGCAGTTCCATTAACAACACGCAAAGCTTTATCATTGTGCGTTGTTACTTTAGTCCAACCTGTTGGCGCTGTTGTCTGCGCGAAAAGTAGAGTTGTTCCACTTGGGAAAACAGCTGTTGATACTGCATTAGAATACGCAGTAGCAGAGTTACCGGTAATCTGACTTTGAATTGTAGCTAGGGATAATCCACTAAGAGCTGCAGCATTATTAGCAGTTCCACTGTAAACAGTCGAATTTACTGTTGATACAGCAGCACCATTACTTAATGTAATTGTTCCGAGTGTTACCGAAGTGTTTGTTGTTGTATTACCAACACTCAAGGTCGAAGAATTTACATTTAATGTATTCGCGAATATGTGAGCATTCGACCAGACGAAAGAAGCTGCTGTATTGATGCCGAATGATAATGAAGACCAATAAACATTGCCAGAAGAACCAGAAGAGGTTAATACCTGCCCTGAGATACCATTAGATCCACCAGCTGATATCGTATTCGCGAACGTTGCAACATTAGAAAACGTGATAGGACCGCCTACGGTAAACGATCCAGATGTATTTACAATAGCCGAGCTAAGTCTTGCATCTGGTAGCGTACCAGTTGTAATGTTGGTTGCATTTGCTGCGAATGTTACTGCATTAGTGTATGCCGCGCCCGACTTAGTATCTGCATATGCTGCAGCATTTGTATATGCTGTTGTTGCATTACTTGTTATCAGAGTTGCAACAGAATTACCGGAAATGCTAAGAGTCGCTGCATTGACAGAAGTCGCTGTAATAGCAGATGCATTTACTACGGTAGAATTGGCTGTGAAGCTTCCGTTGACGGTTAACCCG